CGGCTACATCGAAGCCGTCAGCGGCGCTTTTGAATAAGGAGGTACAGGACAATGGCACTGAACTGGAAGAAACACGATCTGCTCACGCTGGCACAGAAGGAAGCCAAGGCCAAGGAGCAGGCCGAGAAAGACCGCCTGCCTGACCGCGTGGCCGAGGTCGAGGACGCAATGTGCGAGCAGGACGCGGCCAACGAGAAACGTTTGACCGACATCGAAACCGCGCTGTGTGAGCTGGACGCAGCGCTGAATAAGGAATAAGGAGGTATCACCATGAACATCATTTGGGCAAACCGTTTGGTTGCAGGCACTAAGACTTGGGCTGAGATGCCCGCATCCCGCCGCGTTGGCGTGAAGAAAGTTCTGGCCGAGCGCGTGGAAAGCGGTGAAATTACCGCAGACGACTACAAGGACATCACGGGCGAAGACTATGCAGCATAAAAGCTGGCCCGATCTGTGCGAAAGCCTGCTGGACAGGCTGGAAGCCAAGGGCGAGAACACCACCACCGAACGGGCCGAGTTCGGCGTGCTGGTGGCTGAGTGTGGGTCGAGCGGCTGCAAAATGGTATTGAGCCAGAAAGGAGAAAACGACAATGGCGATTAAAGCCTATTCACTGGCAAAGGATGGTAACAAGAAACTGTCCGCAAACTTTGCCGTGAAAGAGTTTCGCTGCAAGGATGGGACTGACCCCATCTTTATTGATGATGTGTTGGTGAAACTGTTGCAGAACATCCGGAATCACTTTGGAAAGGCTGTTACGATCACCAGCGCATATCGCACTGCCGCCCATAACAAGGCGGTCAAGGGCGCAACGTACAGTCAGCATTGCTACGGTATGGCGGCAGATATTCGGATTCAGGGCGTGGACGTGGAAACGCTCGCGACCTACGCCGAAACGCTGCTGAAAAACACCGGCGGCATCGGACGTTACCCGGTAAAAACTGGTCGTCCTGCTGGCTGGGTACACATCGACACCCGTGCGGTAAAGAGCCGTTGGGTGGGTTAAGAGTAGGAGGAAAACAAAATGGAGAACATTCTGAAAGCTTTTCTGATGGCATTCCCTGAATGGCTGGCCTGCATCTTCATGGTGGTCGGCCTTGTGGTCACGGCGCTGGCGGCGGTACGTCTGGGTTACGGCCTTGTGGTCGCAAAGACTGTGTACAAGTGGATCGTCAACGCAGAGGAAAAGTTCGGTAGTGGCGCAGGCGCAGAAAAGAAAGCCCATGTCATTGCCGTACTGCGCGGGTACACCCCGGACTGGCTGGACTGGGCAATCAATGAGCGGACGCTGGATTGGATTGTGCAGCTCGTGTTCGACTTTACCAAGAAAAAACTTGAAGATTACATGGTGAAGAAATCCACAGAAACCACTACTGTGGCCCGTTTCGGTAAGGCGGGGGAGGACAAGCGTAATGACTGACGAGGAACTGGAACATCGCCTGACAGCGGTCGAAAACCGTGCACAGAGCAACACCCACCGGCTGGACGAGCTGGGGAAGCTGACCGATGCAGTAAACGGCATGAACACCAATATCAAGTTGACCATCCAGCAACTCGAAAACACAAACAAGAGCCTTGAAATTGTAACGGCTCAAAACAAAAAGCAGGAGGACCGCCTCACCGCGCTGGAAAAAGCCCCCGGAACATTTGGGAACAAACTTTGGTGGGCTGTGATTGCGGCGTTGGTTTCCGGCCTTGTGGCCTATGAACTGACGATGCTTCTGCACTGAAATGAAAATCCCCCGCTGGCATCCTGATGGATTGCTGGCGGGGGATTTTTTGTTTGTCTGGAAGTTTTGCACAAAGGAAATGTGCAAAGTGTGGAAAAATTGCGAATTGACAACGGTATACCGTATAATTTACGCTTAAAACGAAAATAAACGCCATAGTCGAAAGGAGGAAAACGGCGTGCGAGTGTTCAAACAGCTTACGCTTACAGACCGAATCCGTATTGAAAAGTGGCTGAAAGATGGGCTGAGAGTAAAGGAAATCGCAGACAGGTTGCGGGTTGACCCGTCCACGGTGTACCGGGAACTGAAACGCGGTAGCTACGACAAGTTGGACGGTAAAACGTGGAAGCTGATTCCTACATATAGCCCGGATATTGCAGAACAAAGGTATCAGGCACATCTTCGGGAGAAGGGACCAAACCTTAAGATTGGCAAGGATCATGAGCTTGCAAGCTATATCGAGCAGACCATTATAGATAAGGATTGTTCACCGGCTGCTGTGTACGGTTATGCCCTGGAAGAAGGACGGACATTCAAAACGCATATATCGGTGCCTACCATATACAGCTACATCAAAAAGGGCGTGTTCCTGAACTTGACGCAAAAGGCCCTGCCCAGACATGGAGTGCATAAGGGCGACTATAAAAAGGTGAAAACAAAGGATCCTGCTCGTGCGCCTGCCGGTGAGAGCATCGAAAAACGCCCGGCGGAAGTAAAAGACCGTGAAGAATTTGGACACTGGGAAATGGACACGGTGTATTCCGGCAAGAAGAAAAGTACGGTTGCACTGCTGGTGCTGACCGAGCGCAAAACCCGGAACGAAAATATTATAATGGTGCCGGATCGCCGTGCAGAGACGACCGTGCAGGCAATCAATGCGCTGGAACGGAAGTTGGGCGCAGAGAAGTTTGGCATCATTTATAAGAGCATCACGGTGGACAACGGCAGTGAGTTTGCATTGGCCGATCAGCTGGAACAGTCCTGCATCACCGGGGATAAGCGGACGAAGGTATATTACTGCCACCCGTATTCTTCCTGGGAACGTGGGAGCAATGAGAATGTGAACGGCATGATCCGCCGCCGGCATCCGAAAGGCACGGACTTCTCAAAGGTCACAGCGGAAGAAATCGCAGCCACGGAGAACTGGATTAACAGCTATCCTAGAAAAATTTTCGGCTATAAGAGCGCCGGCACAATGTTCCGCGAATGCCTGCGGGAGCTTGGTTTGACAGCATAAAGCACATAGAAAGCAGAAAATCACTGGTAAAAATGAACAATAAGGGATAACCGCAAGCGGGGTGCGCTTGGCGGCTTGTTTGCTTTATGCTAAAATCCACAAAAACAGAGCCGAAAATTTGTTGCATTTAATGCTTTACTTTTCATAATAGTGTAAAAATGTATAAAAGTGTTGTAAATATCACTTATAAGTGATATAATAGTATAGGCGCAGACAGGATGTGGTCAATCTGAACGACGTATTGTTTCAAATGCTGCTAGAAGATCTTTTTGAAAGATATGGCAGCATGCTTTCTATTCACCAGCTTTTTATACCAGAACTTGTTCTCCTTTTGAGAAGAGGCGGAATTGAGCAACAGTTCATGTCAAGGCTCTCTGATAATCTTGCAAAACTCCGGGATTATGGAGATGTTTGTATTCGCAAGAAAAAATCAAACATGGAATATCTTGTCGGACAATCTCCTTTGTGTTCCATGCGCTTTTTACTTCCGGGTTCAAACATACGTGTTCTATTTGTCTATCAGAATGAAATGGTTTACCTTCTAACCGCTTTTCATGAGCGCGCAGGGCATCAAAACACCGCTTATCCCAAATATACTCCTATTGCAAAGCAGCGCTTTAATGAACTTAAAAAGGGGGACTGATTATGTCTTGCAGAGCAACTTTATCTGATTTAATCAAAGCCATTACCCAAAACATGTCCGCTGCTGAGATGGCAAAAGCCGCAATAAATATTCAAATCCAGCAGATGATTCACGATACCCGCATGGAGAAAGGCTGGACACAAAAAGACCTTGCTGAAAAGATGGGGGTAAAGCAGAGCCTTGTTTCCCGCTGGGAGAGCGGAGAATGCAATTATACCATCGACACTTTGATTGACATTGCCGATGCTTTGGGGCTGTCGGTACAGTGCCCTTTGAAGCCCGATGAAAGAATCATGTCCACCGAACCTGAAAATGTGAAGTCTGATGCTGCAAACAACACAGCTTTTAAAACGCCTGACTTTTCTTCGTCAAGGTTGATTCGGTTCCCTGAAACACCTAAAAAGCCAACCGGAGGTGCACACAATGGATGCAAAGCAGTTTGAAGCTGACATTCAGTATCTTGGAAGCTTTCTTACGGAATGCTCTTTTGATAATAATATCATTGATGCTGTGTCGCAGTGTGAATTAACGCATCAGCTCTCCGTTTCTATCAGTGAGCAAGTTCCAATTGATGATCCTTCTAAGAAGGCTGCTTATGTCAGGCTCATTCTTGACGGCGTTTATTCATTGCAGGATGGCTCAGAAGCTTCCTGCAAGTATCACATGGTTATACACGGCAAGTTTATGATTGATAAGAGCGTACCTGACGAAGATTTTGAAACAAAATTGTGGTTCAACGGCTCTGCAGCGGTGTATGGCATTGCCCGTTCAAAAATGGAGGTTATGTCCTCTATGGTTCTTAATCATGGAAAAATCGAGCTTCCAATGGTCAATATGTACGAACTGCTCAAAGCTCAGTTTGAAAAAGAAAACAAAAGTTAATCCTCGTTCTATGTTTATCCTCCGGGAATGACGGGGTGCCATGTGGCGTAGAATATCATTCACTTGTAAGAGCGGGGTTTGCTGAATGCAGATCCCGTTCTTTGTTCGCTATTAAAGCAAAAGCCCATCGGCAAAGCCGAAGGGCCAATGTATAAAGGAACCGTTTCAATCAGTCCCTTCATGTGCGAGCTGGGTTCTTCGCAGCGCGGCAGCGTATACTTCCAGCTTTTTGCGGTTATCCTCTGAGAGAGTTCTGTACGCCTTTTCAATGTATCGCTCGTCCTCCTCAACACCCGGGGTGTTTCCGAGAACAGCCGTTTTATCCTGCATCTGCGTGTTACCTCCATGGTTCCATTTTTTGTTTTGTTGACCTCGCCAAAGCTCACAAAACAACTGCTCACAACCATATGTTACATCAAACGGTTGTTGCTGTCAACAAATATCAAAAAATTTGATGCTTTTGCAATTTCAACCGAAAGGAGCAGAACGATGAAAAAGAGAACGAACACAGCGTTTTGGGTCGAAAAGGAAAAGCGCTGGTGCATCGCAGTTCAGAAGAACGGCACCCGCAAACGGTTTTACAGCAGCACGCCTGGCCGCACCGGCCAGCGGGAAGCCAACGCAAAGGCCGATGCCTGGCTTGACGATAGCATCAGAGACGGAAAAAAGAAGGTAGCTGCCCTCTATGCCCAGTGGGTAGAAGAACTGAAGCTGACTTGCGGGACATCCTATGTGACACAATGCCAGCGTTACGGGGACTGCTATATCCTGCCGACCTGTGGGAATATCCGCATTGACGAGTTAACAGAGGGCGATCTTCAAAAGGCCATTGACGTTTCGTTCCGGAAGCGCTCACAGAAAAAGAACCAGCGCAAGCCCATCTCAAACCAGCCGTTGAGCCGAAAGACGCTTATGACGATCCGGGCTGCGGAAACCGCCTTTGTCAAGTGGTGCCGAAGGAACAAGTACACGACACTCTACCCCGACCTGTCTATCCCGAAGAATGCCAGGATGGGGAAACGCACAATTCTTCAGCCCACCGCTCTGAAGGTGCTGTTTAGCGTAGACACCCGCACCTACTATGGAAAGCTGGTATTTGATGAATATATCTACGCCTACCGCTTTGCAGTTGCGACCGGCCTTCGTCCCGGAGAGCTGATTGGCTTATGGTATGGAGACATCAA